AAGTTACTCGCCGGGAACGACACTGACAACGGAGTGAATACTGCAAGAGTATCGCCGCTCGCCATTATGCCACCTCAAAACGTCTACGGATTACGTACACTAAGAGCTGCGCCTTCTGCTTCACGGTCAACGTGGTGCGCGCTGCCACGGGAATTGCTGCGTTCAACGAAGCCGCATTCGCGTCGAGCCATCCGTCAACGGCGTCCACTGCCGCCTGCAAATCCGTCTTGGACGTGTAACACGGAGTTCGAGACCCAGACAACTCACTCGCGAAATCTCGACGAAGTGCGGCCCGGTCTCCCACTGGTAATACTGCCACGATCTCTCCTCACAGGGCCAGCCCAGTCGCCCAGGCTGGCCCCCACCGATTGTTAATACTTGCCGCTCGCGCTATACAACGGGAGCTTGGCAGAATGCGCCATACCATCGCCGTAGTACAGTCGCCGAGGAGTCCACGCCAGCTCAAGCGCCAGAAGGTGCTTGGCTTCGGACAGACCCGCCGCGAACGCGTCCATCTCCATTTCGATCAGGAGCGCTTCGACGTTGTCGGCAAACTTGTTCGAGCTGATAGAACCCCATTCGGTCACACAGTGCGCGTTGGCCGTGGCCACCGGCACAGTGTCCTGTGGAATCACCGTATCAAGCGCCGTTGCGGGAGCCGCGATTGCGGTCACGTTGTACACGATGGGCGTGTACAGGATCTTCCAGTCAATCGTATCGGCCGTATCCGTTGAGCCCGAAGACCAGTGCAGGCGAGCCCGCAAGTGGTACTTCGGATCAAACGTGCGCGGGAGTGCAAAGAGGTGCATGACGCTGTTACCAGCGGCCGTCATCTTCAGCCCCGTGACGCCGGACGTTCCAATCTCGATGACTGAGGTATCGTTCGCAGCACCGGCACCGACTGACTTGATGTCGTTGGCGGTCGTGGCTTCATAATCCAAACCAGTAAAACACTGGAACGGGATTACCACGCCATCCGGTCGCCACACGAACTGTCTGTCATTGTTGAACTTCATAGAATTCCTCTCCTCTCAAATATGGATTCCGAGGAATCCGTTACTCGTAGAACGCGATGCCGTGATACGTCTTGCCGTTCTCGTTGATGTCCGAGTCAGCGGGCAACGAGAATCCAAGAGTCGTCCCATCGTCAACAGGAGCAACAGCAGCCGAGATGTTGGCAGCAGCCGCCGCAATGTTGATGAAGGTCGTCTGTGAAGACGTATGCCAGATATTGACATCGTCTCCGTCAGTCGCGTTGTGGATAATCATGTACGACGGCTTGAACCCCAGATGAATGTTCTGGGCAGCAGTCGTACCCGCATACGTGAAGACCGCGAAGTTTCGCGGCCGGTTGACCAAAATAGTCGCAGCAGCCATGTGCTCTCCTTATTTGAACTCAATGATGTAGGGCTGGACTTCCTCGACGTACGGAGTCGCCTGTGAGCGCTGCCCGTCTCCGCCCGGTTCCCAGTAAGGTACTTCGTACTCACGTACTTTGTCGTACTTCTCTTTCAGGAACTCAAAGACGCGCTTTGAGACTTCCGTCCATCGGTTGGGCTGCAAGGACCACCGTTCCTCGACAGGCTTGCCTGTCGCAGTCGTCCCGTTGATACTACCGGAGAGCGCATAGTTCACTCCGCGAAGACGAACCCGGTAGGATTCCTTCGTCGCGATGGACGGCTTCTCGTCCTTGTGAGCTGAGTCCGCTGCTTTAGCCATTAGTCTACCCTTTCCACCATGGTGATTTTCTGACGGTTGCCCGCCCGCGCTTCCTCGAACCGCTCCGCCCATTCGCGTTCGGTCTCGTAATCGCGCTTGACTTCTACGTGATCGCCACGATCCTTAATGCGAAGGAGACCTCCAGAGCCCCCGTAACTACAGTGACTCCCCTGCCACCGCTCTGCCATGGCGTAGGCATCTCTCTCCTTCATGCCCTTCTGAACAGTCACCCCTTGCAGCGTCACGCGGTAGAATCGAACTCCGAGGTCCCTCGCCATTAAGTCTCCTTGTACACTGACCCCGGCCTGTTCACGATTCGTGAACAAGCCAGGATCGTAAACGCTTACAAGCTGACGAAGTGCTGGATCTCAAGCAAGAAGGCTTGATTGAGAATGGTCCGCGCGTCGTACTTCAGCCAGCCCACGGTCGCCCGTTGGTTGAGAGGGTCAGCCGTACCGGCCGATCCCAGATCCTTCTTGATGACTCCGCCGTTCCCCATCGCCAGGTTGATACCGCCAGCGGCTTCCTTACCAACAATGAAGATGGAATACAGGTCGCCGTAGCCCCCCGTATTTTTCACATCAGAGTTCGCGGTCGTCACACCAGTCGCGCCCGGCAGGAAATACCCGTTCGGAGAGATGAGGTAACGCACGCCGTTCTTGTCGCTTCCGCCCTCACCGACCAAAGTGGCCGAGCCGTTGGCGTAGTCAACCGGCAACACAAAGCCGTCGATGTGTCGAAGGTCAAAGTAGCTCCGCTCATCAGCCAAGCCCCAGTAGGACGGCATGATGCTCGAAGACCCAACTCGCTGCGATGCGAAGACAGCGGGGCTGAACGGCTGCATCTTATTGATGCGGGCCGTACGAATCGCCCGGTCCAAGATCGCACGGTCAAGGATCGCGTTGACAGTGGCCGGAGACGTGCCGCTCGCGTACACGATGTTCGTCGCGTCCGCCCACATATCGCGGTAGAGTTCGTCGAACGTCTCACCGGCTTGCTGCCCGAGCAGCTCGATGTTCTCCAACGCCTGCGGGTCCGGCTGAGTATTAAGCACCATATCGGAGTCTTCGATGAAGTCTCCGTAGGGCTTAATCGTCATGGACACGTCAGTCTTCGTTTTCTTTTTACCGGCCGGAGGAGCGCCTTCGTTCAACGGGGTCTTGGCTTTCGCCAGGGCCTCGAAGCGCCGGAAGATCATGGTCTTACCAGTCCGCTGTTTCAAGCTGTACTTGCGCACAGGAACTTGGTGAATCAGCGGATACGTCGAACGCACAAGCAACAGCGTGTTGTACACGCTCTGCGTGGCGTCTGAGCTGGTGCTGTCGGTGAATTGGGTAGTTAAGTTCTCAGCCATTTAACCGCCGCTCTTTAGCCTCTCGATGAAGTCTTCAAAGGATTGAGTTCCCGGCTCTGGCATCTGGATGCCTTTGCCCTTCGTCCCGCCCTTGACGCCCGTATCGAGAGCTTTCGACGCGGCCTCCTCTACGTTGTTGATGAGTTCTTTCCGTGCTGCCACGGCATCGCGTCCCACGAGCTTAGGATTGCGAATGATCGCGAGCGCCACCGCGAGCATCTGGCCCATCGGGCCCATCTTCTGCATCAGTGCCCGGTGTCGATTGTATTCGCGTTCGCCAGCCTTGAAGGCTTCGCTCTCGTGGTCCTTGAGTGCCGGGAGGGTCTTCAGGAAGTCGTCTTGAATAGCCGCAAGACTTTCCTCGATGTGACCCCGTTCCTCGTCTTCTTTCTCTTTGGATCGCACGGTGACTTCAGCCCGCTTCTCTTTTGCTTCGTCCAAAAGATCCTGCGCAACCTTAGCACGTGCAACCCTTTGCTTCGCGCTCTCTTCGGCTTCGGCATCGCCTCGCGCCTGAGCAACGTGCAACTTCGCGGTAGCATCGACAAGCTCGTCTCGCCATTCGTTCGAGACCCGCTTGAAGTCGGTGTCTGACATCTTCGTCAGCTTGACGACTTGACGGTCCTTCTCCGATAGCTCCTTGGTGTCGGACTTCTCGGCGAGCTGGTTCACCTTCGCTTCGAGGGATTCGAGTTTCTCGTCCTTCTCACGGTTCGCTGCGCGAACGCGCTTCAATTCTTTGCGAAGCGCCTTAACGGAGGCCGGTTCACTCTCGTCTTTTGTGTCTTCCTCTTTGCTCGATTCTTCCTTCTCGTCGGATTCCTTTTCGGTCTCGGCTTCGTCGGGCGCAGACCCCGGATCTTTCTCTGCCGTTTCGTCTGCCGATTCCTTCGCCTTCTCTTCCTTCTTGTCTACGGCCTTGCCCGCGAGCGCAGCCGCAAATTCAGGAGAGTTAAAATCCATCTCGGGAGAACTGTCCATAATGCCATCTGACTTCGACGACGCAACTTTTACAGCCACAATACCTCCACCGCCCGAATACCCCGGCGACAGGCGCGTACGACGACTACGCAAATTCACGTCCGTGGGACTAGCTGGTAAGGCCGTCCCGATTTAGTTTCACAAGCGCACGAGACAACGTACTGACGATCAACTCTTCTTGCTGTCGGGCATGCCCCTCGTCATTGTTCATGAACGCGAAATGCACGTGCAACAGCTCATGCACCAAAGTCAATTCATAGTCGGCGTCGTCTCCTTCCTTGTGCGCCGAAATATCCTGTACCGAAAGGATGTCGATGTCCGCGTCCTTCGAGTCCGTGTAGCGTCTACACAGCCCAAGCACGTCATGGTCAGACATCTGGTATCGGCGCTTTACGTTGACGGTGATGTTCCAGTCCTGCAACCGCAGCAGCCGTTGCCACATGGGAAGCCAGGTGTGTAATTGGGCAATAAGGTCTACGTCGTTGGCTGGCACGTCAGACATGGTTTATCCTCTGGGTCAACGAGTGGGTCTACGAAGCCATGATCGAGCGCCCAGCGATAGCCGAGCACCAGTCCACGGAGACGCCACAGTGCCACAGAGATGCCTGCGTTATGCCCATGCTTGCCGGACTTCTCAGCCGCGCACAGGGATTCCTCCATCGCCGCGAACTGGTCGGGTAGCATGTTACCTCTTGTTGCTCATCTTCGGAGACTGCGTGTGCGAGGGAAGCTCCTTGGCCGGAGTCGCCTTCGCAGAATACGATGCCTCCTTCGACTTCGATTGACTGGCCGTGTTCACCTTGACCGATTGATCGTATGTGCCTTCTTGTCGAACGAATTCAGTCGCCATTAGCA